ATGAATGCAGCGATCACAGGGCTTAAATCAGGCGTTCTAAGCCTATCTGACGTTGCTAGTCAGTATGGTAAGGATGTAGAGGAGTTAGTGTCTCAGATCGCACGAGATCGCGATATAGCAGAACAATATGGCGTTAACTACGCTCTTGAGCCTTATGGCGCTAACTTCAACAGTATTAATCCTGATATAGTCGGAGATGATGATGCCGAAGTTCAAGGGTAAAGAAATAAACACTAAGCCTACTGACGGAATGGTGTCAGAGGCAAAGAAAGGTCTTGAGTGGCGCAAAGAATATGGGCGCGGTGGCACAGAAGTTGGTGTAGCCAGAGCAAGAGACATACAGAATAGAAAAGAGCTATCATTCAGCACTGTTAAAAGAATGTACTCTTTCTTTAGTCGGCATGAAGTAGACAAGAAAGCTGAGGGCTTTAGCCCAGGCGAGAAAGGCTATCCTAGCGCAGGGCGTATTGCTTGGGCATTATGGGGTGGCGATGCAGGGTTTTCTTGGTCTAGGAAGATTGCTGGACAATTAGACGATGATAGAAACGAAGAGGCTGTAAATATGGACAATGAAGTAGAGGTAGAAGCTACTGTTGAGTCTGTTGACGAGGTTCGTACTGAAGAAGTAGTTGAAGAGACAGTAGAAGAAACTGCTGAAGCTGTAGAAGAGACTGCAGAAGAAGTGGTAGAAGAAACTGATCGCTCGGCTAGTCCTGAAGTGCAGCATCGTGCAATGGAGATGGATTTTTCTCCCATTGATGAAGAGACAAGAACAGTTAAGATGGCAATATCGAGTGAAGAGCCTGTAGGTCGTTCATTCGGTACTGAAGTATTAGACCATACGCGAGAGTCGATTGATTTATCGTTCTTAGCATCTGGTCGCGCACCATTGCTTTTGGATCACGATCCAGAGAAGCAAATTGGTGTTATTAAATCGGTAGAGCTTGACGAGAATGCGCGTAGACTACGTGCAGAAGTTCGCTTTGGAAAAGGTGAATTGGCTCGTGAGGCTTTCTCTGATGTTGTTGATGGAATTAAAGCTAACATTTCCGTTGGTTACTCTATTGGCAAAATGGAAAGAGACAAGGGCGATAAGGAAACCTATCGTGCTAAGTCATGGAAACCCGTTGAAGCAAGTTTGGTGTCTATTCCTGCCGATATGACAGTTGGCGTTGGGCGTTCAGGCAAAGCTGAAAATAAACCCGTAATTAAAACTTCCCTAAAAGAGAGAAATATTATGTCAGAAGTTAATATCGAAGCGGTAAAAGCTGAAGCCCAGCAAGCCGCACAAAAGAATGCCGCTCAAATCGTTGAGTTAGGCGCACGTCACAATAAGTCAGATATGGCTCGCGATGCTATTGCAAAAGGCGAATCAATCGAATCTTTCCGTGGCGCATTACTAGAATCAATCGGTTCTGAAACTGCACTAGAAAGCCAAGACATCGGCATGAAAGATGCTGAAGTTAAACGCTTCTCTATGGCTAAAGCTATCCACGCTCTAGCTAACCCAACTGATCGTAGAGCGCAAGAAGCTGCTGCATTTGAATTTGAATGTTCACGAGCTGCTGCTGACCAGTACGGAAAAACTGCACAGGGCATTATGCTTCCTGCTGACGTTCTTCGTAACTGGAAGCGTGACATGAACGCTCTTACTGATGATGCTGCATTAGTTACTGAAGACTTCCGTGGTGGTGATTTCATCGATGCCCTACGCAACCAATCTTCTGTAATGGCTGCTGGTGCTCGTATGCTTGGTGGTCTAAGCGGTGACGTTAAGATTCCACGCAAATCTGCTGCATCAACTGCTGCGTTTGTTGATGGTGAAGGTACTGCTGTAGCTGAATCAGAAATGACTGTTGGTCAGGTTTCATTGACTCCTAAGACTCTAGGTGCATTCACTGACGTAACTCGTCAGCTTCTAATGCAATCTAGCTTAGACATTGAAAGCCTAATCCGTGATGATCTTGCTAAGTCTATTGCTATTGCAATTGATAAAGCTGGTCTTGAAGGTTCTGGTTCTAACGGTAACCCAACTGGTATCTTAAACACTGCTAATGTTGGAACTGTAACTGCATTTTCTGCTGCTAACCCAACTTTTGCTGAAGCTGTAAGCCTTGAAACTGCTGTTGCGGGTGCTAACGCACTTAACGGCAACCTTTCATACATTCTTCCTGCTGCAATGAACGGAGCTCTTAAAACGACTTCTGTTGACGATGGTTCAGGTGTATTTGTATCTCAAGGTGGTCAGATCAATGGTTATAACGCTATTGTATCTGCTCAAGCAACTGCTGGTAACTTGTACTTTGGTAACTTTGATGACCTACTAATCGGTATGTTCGGTGGTTTGGACATCGTAGTTGACCCATACACTGCTTCTACTTCTGGTACTGTTCGCGTTGTTGCGATGCAGTCTGTAGATGTAGCTGTACGTCACGCTGCAAGTTTCGCTTTCGGTAACGATGGCGCATAAGTAACACTGTGAGGGGGTTCGCCCCCTCCTTTACTAAAGGCTATTCCATGGCTATCCCATAGTAGCTTTTACTAAAGGAGAAAAGTATGAAAGTTAAATTTGTAGAAAGATGCAATATTGACTCAGCACTTTATAGAGTGGGAAGTATTTTAGACCTGCCAAAGAAAGAAGCTGACAAGCTAATAGACTCTGGCAAATGCGTTGCTGTTGAATCTAAGAAGAAAGCAAAGAACAGAAGCGTTGGGCTTGAGGCAAGTGAATTAGAAACTAGAGTAGAAACAGATGCCAGTTGAGACTGCTGACGATAGAGCTTTGATGATAGCTGACTTTGGTGAGTCAGTTACTTATATGCCAACAGGTAGAGCAAAGAGTACGATCACTGCTATATTTGACAACCAATACCAGTCTGTTGATGCAGGTGGTACGGTTAGCTTCGCAGTTGTGCAGCCAAGACTTACAGTTAGATCGGCAGATATACCTAACGCGGAAGAAGGTGACTGCTTTCTTGTTCGCAGCACATTGTATGCTGTTACAATCTTAATGGATGATGGCACAGGGATTACAGAGATTGCACTAGAGGCGCAGCAATGAGTCATGTCAGAAAAAGCATAAGGGATAACATCAAGACAACACTTACTGGTCTTGCAACAACTCGAAGCAACGTGTTTCAAAGTCGAGTCTATCCCATGCATAGCTCTAAATTGCCTGGTATTCTGATTTACAATAAGTCAGAGGAAACTAGCTACGAAACGGTATCTACGCCTAGAATGCAAAATAGAACGGCTGATTACCAAGTAGAAGTATATGTTAAAGGTACAGCTAATTATGATGATACTCTTGACCAAATATGCCTAGAAATAGAAGAGGCATTGTATGAAGATTTAACAAGAGGTGATAATGCAAGTGATACACGCATTACATCTTTTGATGCAGATTTTGACGGTGGTGGAGATCAGCCCGTAGCTGTGGCAACACTGACTGTTGAAGTAACTTATCAGGTAAGAGAAAATAACCCTGATGTTTCAATTTAATGGCGATTACGCCTTTTTTTAATATTTGAGGTAACTAAAATGGCAACACACACTGGACACTCAGGCGTAGTCACAGTTGGCAGTAATATTGTCGCTGAAGTAAAAGACTTTTCGATTGAGATAACTGCTAACACAGTTGACGCAACAACTCTTAATGCCGATGCAGCTGATGCTGGTTGGACTAAAACTAAAGTAACTAACAGATCATGGTCTGTAAGCATTAACTGCTTTATGGATGATGGCGCAGCTAATGGACAAATTGACATGGTTAATAACATTAATCAGTCTGTTACTGCTATGCTTGCTAACGCAGGTGTATCTATTTCATGTGAAGCAGGTGGCGATACTTTTGCTGGAGACGTACTAATTACGTCAATGTCGGAATCAGTTTCTGGTGACGGACTTGTTGAAGTTTCGTTTACTGCAACTGGTCTAGGCGCACTTACAATTTCATAAGGAACTAAACCATGGGAAAATTAATTGATAGTGCCGTAGCGCACTTCAGTGGGAAGCAAGTTAGAAGTATTCGGGTAGATGAGTGGGATTGCACTCTCTACTCGAAGAACCTATCTTTAGAAGACAAAGCTAGATGGTTTGCTAGAGCCGATGGTGATAACACAGATTATCTTGTTTACGCCTTAATATTTGGCGTAACAGATGAGAAAGGTGACTCAGTATTCGACCTGAGCGATAAAGCAAAGCTAAGAAAAAATGTTGACCCTGAAGTCTTGAGTAAAGTAGCTAACTTTGTTCTTTATATCGATGAAGAAGAGGAACGCGAAAAAAACTAATAAATGATCAAGGTGTGCCAACTGAAACTTATTATATGTTTCACTTAGCAGAACACCTTGGTCAACCACTCTCGACCATCTTAGCAATGACACCAGATGAGTTTAATTATTGGTTTACTTATTTGCGTATAAAACACGAGCAGACTGAGGCAAGAAATGGCTAAGACCGCACAAGCAGTAATCGAAACTAAAGTCAAAGACGGAGCGTCTGCTGGCTTCCGTAAAGTTGATAAGGCAATGCAAAATACTGCGAAGCAGGGTAAAGTCCTGAATCAGCAGTTTAGGTTTATGCGTGGCGGTCTAGGTCAGGTAGGTCATCAGGTGCAGGATGTCGCTGTACAGTTACAGATGGGACAGAATGCCATGTTGGTATTCGGTCAGCAGGGTTCACAAATTGCCTCTTTATTCGGACCTGGTGGCGCGATGTTAGGTGCTGTTCTAGCTGTAGGTGCTGCTCTTAGTATGAGTTTAGCTCCTTCATTTTTCGGTGCTACTGAAGCCGCTAAAGAACTAAAAAATGCTAACAAAGACCTGATTGATAGTTTTGACAGCCTAAGCCCGGCACAACAAAAGTTTGCCAAAATTTTAGCTACAAAAAAATTAGAAGAATATGAGGCAGAGTTAAAAAAACTTAATGAAACAACAAGAGATCAGATGACAACTGTTCTTACTGGCTCATTTGGTATTGTTTATGGTCGTAAAGATTTAGAAACGCTCGAAGAATATAATGAGCGTATTACTAAACTTGATAGTGATACTGATTTTTACGAAGCAGCAATAGCTGCTCTTAAAGAAAAGGTTGATAACACTACGACTGCCTTTGAAAAGCAAGATGTGGCACTAAAAAAACAAATAGGCACATTTGGGATGTCTTCTCTTGCAATAAAAGATTATGAGATTAGACAAAAAGTCTTGCGTGATGAACTAACGCTGACTGAAGGCTTACAGTTAATCTTTCATCTTGCTGAATTAAATCGTTTAGAAGAGGCTAAAGCTGCAAGAGAAGAAGAGCAAAAACTCTCATCAGAAGCACAGCAAAAACTTAAGCAAGAAGCAGAGAAAAAGTTACAGCTAGAGGAGAATCAAAAAAACCAACGTATACTAGCGGTTAATAATTTAATAGCAACTTTAGACCTAGAGATTGCTAAGACCAAAGAAACAGAATATGCAAATTTAAGCGCACGAATTGCTGTAGCTGATCTCACTGATGGTGAAAGAAAATTAATCCAAGCTAAAATGGATAAGTTAAAAGTTTTAGATGCAGAGAAGAAGAGAAAGGAAAAGCTAGACGAGTGGGAAAAGAAGTCTGCAACAGAAAAAAGCGCACATCTTGCAGGTGAAGCGGCTAAATCATTTGGGGCATTTGCACATAATAGCAAAAAAGCAGCAGCTTTACAGAAGACAGTGCAGATCGCCCAGGCAACAATGAATACAATAACAGGTGCAACAGCTGCGCTTGATGACTATCCCGTGCCTATAAACTTTGCAATGGCTGCTATGACTGTAGCGCAAGGTATGGGTATGGTTAGCCAGATTAAAGCGCAATCGTTTGACGGTGGTGGTTTTACTGGTGCAGGTTCTAGGACAGGCGGTGTAGATGGTAAAGGTGGCTTTCCTGCTATACTTCACCCTAATGAGACTGTTATTGACCATACAAAATCAAATCGAGGAGCTGGTTCATCAGTTGGCGATAGCATTGTGGTCAATCAAACAATCAATGTCACAACTGGTGTACAATCTACAGTAAGATCAGAAATACAAAACATGATGCCACAAATTGCTGAATCTGCACAAAATGCTGTGCTTAATGCTAGGATGAGGGGCGGTAGTTACTCTAAAACATTATTAGGTCGATAACATGGCAATAACGTATCCATTAACTTTCCCAGAAATTGACGGCAAAACAATTATAGAAAAAATAACAATGCGACATATCAATAGTGTTGCTGTTACGCAGTCGCCTTTTAATTACAAACAACAAGTGCAGGATTATGGCGGCGTTAGATGGGAAGCCGAAGTAACTATAAGACCGTTAACGCATACCGAAGCAAAAACATTTAATGCTTTTATAAGTTCATGTAAAGGTAGCTTAGGCACTTTTAAAATGGGCAATCCATTAGATGTGAAGACAGTTGATAATGCTACAGCAGTTTTTCAATCAGCTCATTCTGAAGGTGACAATGCTATTAATGTTTCATTTACTGGCAGTGCAAGAATTTTAGTTGGTGAATATATTTCTATAGCAAATCATTTGCATTTAGTCTTAAACAGAACCGCAGTAGGTGGTGGTGAAAGTTTAGATATCATACCACCGTTAAGACAATCAGCAGTTACAGGGCAAACAGTTGTAACAGATGAGCCTGTAGGGTTATGGAGACTAGCAAGCAATCAGACAGAATGGAATGTTAGCAAGAACCTACATTACAGCTTTACATTTTCTTGCGTAGAGGACATTTAAAGTGGCACGTAATTTAAGCGCAAATCTTTTAGCTGAGTTTACTTCTGAATCATTGCGACCAGTTTTTTTTGTACGCATACAGTTTGCTAATAACAATTTCTTAAAGATAAGCACATTAAATTCGCCTATAACTTACGACGGTCATACTTATGTCGGAGCAGGTAATTTATTAGGCATTGAATCAGCAGACGAAAATAGTGATTTAGGGGTTTCTGGCTTAAATATATCTCTAAGCGGAATAGACTCACAGGTAGTGCAAAATACTAGAGACGAAGATTATCAAGGGAAAGAATGCGTAGTTCTGTTAGGTGCAGTCGATGACAACAATTCAGTAGTGGGAACTACAGTATATTTTCAAGGATATAACGACTACATTGTTTATACTCAAAGCGCAGGTACTATTATTGCTACTTTGACTGCTGAGAATAAACTAGTGCGTTTTAGCAAAAGCAAAGTTAGCAGGTACACTTGGGCTGATCAAACCAAAAATCATAGTACCGATTTGGGCTTACAATTTGTTAACACAATCGCAGAATCAGAAATCAAATGGGGACAGGATTAATATGTTTTTTGCACTTGAACCTATAATTAAAAACGATGCAGGTGAATAATGGGGTTTAGTCTTTCAGATGTTTTATTTGGCGCGGGTTCATCAGAAGTTGTAGGTTCTGCTGAAAAGTTAGTTGGTGCTATTGTAGGCAGTCCTTTTGGTGTGGGTTTCGATTATGTAATGGAAGGCATGATTGATGATGCTCAATTTGACACTATGTCTGGTAGAACAGCTACTGGTCGCGACCCTACAGCATCAAGAAAAATAGTTTATGGAGAATGCCGAACTGGCGGCACTATTGTGTATTTGGCAAATAGTGGTGTCAGCAATATATACTTACACCAGATGACTTGCTTCGCTGTTGGTGAATGCGAAAGTATAGAAGAAATTTGGTATGACGATAAAATGGTAATGAAGCTAGATGCTGGTATTCCTAAATATTATGATGAATGGAGTTCAGGAACATCACCTTCAACTACACCAAAATATACATATATAAAAACCAAGACTGGTGCGGATAATCAGGTTGCTGTAACAGGCTCCTCTGAAACTGGAAAAGAATTGCCTAGCCAATGGTCATCAAATCATAGATTATTTGATATATGTTACGCCTACACTAGATTCGATTTAGAAGAAGGAAACCCTTACGACGGACAACCCAACGTAACTGCTAGAATAAAAGGGCGTAAATTATACGACCCTAGAAAAGATAGCACATCTTCTATGTCTGGTACTGGCAGTCACCGACCAGATGACCCTGCAACTTGGGAATACTCAAATAATTCTGCGCTTTGTGTTCTTGATTACTTAACTAATAGTAGTTATGGCGCAAATATATCGCATGACGATATAAATTATACTGCGCTAGAAATCGCGCTTGATATATGCGATGAGGATGTAACTACTCAAGAAGGCACACAAAAACGCTATACTTGCGATGGCGTAATAAACACTGAGTCTAGTCTTAGAAATAACGTAGCAGCTATACTTTCTAGCATGAATGGAAAAATCACTTTTTCTGGCGGTCAGTTTTTCATTGATGCTTATGCTTATAAAACTCCGCATAGTGTGGTTGTTGATGAAAGCATGATGCTTGGTAGTTTTACTGTAAGGACTAAACAAAGTAAGCGCGATTCTTATAACCAGGTACGCGGTACTTTCATGTCCGCAGAAGATAATTTTCAGCCTTCTGAATTTCCTACGAAAACTTTTAGTCAGTATGTTACTGATGATGGAGAAGTTTTAGAGCATGAAATGCAACTGAGCATGACCACTGACGTAGAAGCCGCGCAGAGGTTAGCTAGGTTGACTTTATTGCGCTCCCGAATGCAAGACACTCTAAAAATGCAGTTAAACATGAAAGGTTTACAGTATAGAGTGGGTGATAATATTAAAGTAAGCAATGCAAAGTTTGGTATTGTCGAAAAAGAATTTGAGATTACAAGATTAGGCATAGTGCCTGATGTGAAAAATGGCATTGTTGTTGACATCGAAGGTAAAGAAGTTCAATTATCAATATTTGATTGGCAAAGCAGTTATGCAGATGCTTACGATTCTGGCAATACAATTCAACTATATGACCCTAATGTAGTTGCGCCTCTTACTGGAATGTTTGTAATACCAATTGCTCATAAAGGTAATCTTAATGATACAGGACCTATCGTACCAGAAGTAGGATTTAGGGTTACTTGGGATGCTATAAACGATACTACTTTAAGATACAAAGTTGTAGCGACGCTAAACGGGCAATCAACCATCGCAAAGACCATAGATGCATTTACAAATTTTGTAGAATTTGTGAATTTAGAACAAAATCAAGATTATGAAATAACAATTTTTGTAATGAGGCATGGTGTTGAAAGCACTGGCTATACGGAAACGCACAGGTCTGGGCGCGCTACAGATTATGGCGGTGGTACATATACTTACACAACGACACAAAGTGTCGCGGCAATGACTGAAACAGAATTTCTGCAGAAATTTGGTAAAATGGCACAAGCTGGAGATCAGCTAACAGTTTTGCAAATTGACCCTTACACTTTAGAAATATTAGACTCTAGAAGTTATGTTTATGAGGCAGAAATTTATTTTAGTCAAATTGTGCAAACCGTAGGGGGTAGGAATGCAAATTTCCTTCTTAGAAGTCAAAATATCGCCCCTGTTTATGAAGCAATCATTTCTGTACCAGTAGCTTTTGAAGATGTCACATGGTCTGCTGCTTTATCAGCTAATACCTTTGGTTGCACAGACACTTCCATAACGACATTTACAGATATGTCAATTGTAGAAGTTTTAGACAATGATGGCGCGGGTAGCACAGCAAAGTTAATAGTAACTGCACCATTAGCCAATATTGACGCTAGAGATGCACGAGTTATGGGTTACGAATATCCCGTATACGTTGAGTATGGTACAGTTGTTGTAACAGCTACATTTGACAACCAGACAGTTGAGAATACTTTCATGAATATTTTTATAGCAGTGGAAATGGACACTTAAAATGGCTTTTGTAGAAAAAGATAAACATATATCAGGAAATATGGTCATTGACGGTACGCTGACTGCTGATCAAATAAAGACCGATTCTTTGACAGCTAACAAATTCAAGGGTGCTACAGAAGAACAATATTTTAACTTTTTCAAAAACCAATCTGTTGGTTTTAACACTTATGTGACACTTCACGAATTTGACTTTCCAGAAACCGAGTTAGAGTTGGTCAAATCGAGAAACCTAGAGGTTAGCTTTGATGGCTATATGTACACTGGCACTTCTGCTACTGTTGCAAGTACGGTTTATTTATACGTTGAAATCAAAGTTCCAAATGAGCCAACCTATAGGTTTGTAGGAAATGCAACGCACGAAAGCTACCCCGTGTCTGGTTGGCAAAGAGTCTATATTGTAGGCAACAGACTTAACAGATTTGGTTTAGGTCAAGCGGGTGATGTCGGTAGCTATAGAGACTACAGAAATTTAAAATTTATACAAAATTATCCAACGACTACAAACGTAATATCTAACTCATTTTTTGGTAGCACTGCAAACTGGACAGTTGTAAGCGGAACATTTATTAGCGAATATGGTCAATACGGAAGATTACAGCAGGATGCTACAACAGATTTTGCACACATATACCAACAAGTAGATACAGTTGCAGGTAAGACTTATCAGTTTAATAAAACCATGTACCAACAATCGACAGCGGTTGGAAGATTCCATTTATCGACAAGCAGTGATATTGCAGATTCTTTTTTTTACACTGAAATAAGTTCATCAGGCGGCACGACTACTGATTATGTTAAAGTAGATTACGATTCTGTATACGTTATAATTGAAAATAGAAGCTCCACAAATTATGACTATATAGCAGTTGATAATGTTTATCTTTATGAAACAGAGCCGAGAACTTATGTTGATGTTTCAACAGCAGGCGGTCAGGCAATTTACAACACAGAGTCACTGTATTTTCATCCTTATGGGAGCGCAGGCGCATATACATGGAAAGTGGTTAAGACAACCCAAATGAGTGTTCGGACAAATCCATATAGCCATTATTTCACAATGAACGCAAATGCTTATCTAGGTACGGATAATACATTTTTACAATGCCGAGTAAGGGCTAGACATTTTTTTAGTGGCGATACTTTGAGCATAAATAGCGGCACAGTGCTAATGAAAAGCAGAATGACAGGGGAGCAGAACGAATGATTGTGGTAGGATATGAAAGAAGATTATCAGAAGAGCCGTATTTCGAATATGTAGAAGACAGCAGGCACGATAACAAAGAAGATGCAGAGTCGGCAATGCTTTCTCTGCGTACAGCTCAGGCTGACAATGATGATGTTCTTTTGTTTTTTTATGGAGTCGCAACGAGCGACACAGAATTTAAAGTTAACTTAATAATGGATGTAGATACACCATTACCCCCAAGCGCACCAGAGGTTTAAGATGACAGCAGGAAAATATGACATAACGATTGAGCAAGGCTCGGACTTTAGTTTAACCCTAAATATTAAGCAAGGCGGCGTGGCTCG